AATAGAATTGTAGGAGTACGGAACATCCCAAAGAACGCCATGAAAGTGAAGACGGGGCTCGCTGCCCTGCTCCGGATGCATTCCGAACTCCTGAAAAAGAGCATGCTTGATGGAATGGCCTAAACGGCGGCGGATGCGTTCAAACCACAAGCGAATGAAAGAAGAGGGATTCTGCAATGCACTGTCGTAATACTCCGGAGCAATCGTAATCGTAACAAAAACAGAGTTGCGATGCAGAAACCTCTGATACTTGGTTTCACGCTCCAAGCGAACAAACCAGTCATTGCGCTGATGCCGCAGGCACTCCTCGCAGCGGCCACAGGGAACCATAATGCGCTGGGTAAAATAATCCCAAGGACGGTTCATCAGCAGAACCTTCCTGTCCGTCAAGCCGATAGTCCGGGAGCTATACGCCCGATTCCTTATCCAAATGGGAGAAAGACACATCCTTTATATCGAAATAAACACCAGGGTACAATCCAGTCAAAAAGCGGAGGTAATCCAAAGCCTGTTCATGCGTCCGGAAACGACGCAGAACCTTAAAACACTTGCCCACACGCTTTCTAACAAAGAAAGGCGCGTAGGCAAGCTCAAAGCGGTGATAATAGTCAAAACTCATAAAACCTTTCCTCCTAAGGGACGAACGATAATTCTCGCACCTCCTTTACCTCTAGTCTTCTTCTTCCTGCTCATACCTAAACAAACTAGATTCATCAACTTTAATCAAGAGCAAACCCTGCAGCTGACCAGAAGCAGGCAAGAGCTTCATATCAAAGGAAGCACAAGAAGACATAAAGCGAATAAAATCCGTAAGCGCCAATTCAGGCAAATAAAAACATCCTTTAGGCAAGAAAACAGAGCTATAGTTCAAAATACCAGAAATAACAGAACGATCAAAAAAAACTGACTGAACCGGATCAAAGTTTTTAAAGGATCCATCTGGCTCATCCTTACCAAAAGAAACCAGATAACCTCCATTCGAAAGAGGGTAGTTTGAGATCAACACCGAAACAGACAAATCAGAGTCAGAAACAGAAGACTCGCGCAGGTCTTCACTAATAGCATTTGATAACATAATAGAATAAGATTTAAAGTTCAAAGGCAAAAATAAGCATAAAAAAGACAAACTCCAAATTATTAACGACGAAATTGACGACTAGTTCTAGTAGTATGCTTAGTCCAACCTCCACCATCAGGACCAGGAACTAAATCCTCAGTAACATCCTCTATTTTTTGCACAGGAGAAGCGGCAGAAAGGACTTTTGCTCCAACAACATGTCCAGCAGCAGAAATAGCTCCACCAATAGCAGTATTAACAATACTATAACCAAATCGATTCTTTTCAGAACGAAGAGACCAACGATTAGTATACATATCATATTGAAAATCCTGCAAATCAAGTTTCATAAATTCTTTGCGAATTTCCTTGCCGGTCATCTTGATCGTACGCTCAACCTCTCCCTTCTCGTTGATAATGGGAACCTCAACCTGCGTATTCCAATTCACGTCAAACCAATTCTCCAAGTCAGACGCAGTCAATTCATTCACACGGGCCTGCTGCTCCTGATTACCAGCGGAAGCCTTCAAATAAAGGGCACGGGCAGTCAGCAGCTGCAACTCTCCTTCAAGCTGCTCGTCAATATAGCCAGTACGGGCCTTAAGCTGGTAGTACTCCTCCTTGGCCTTGCCAAGATTAGCCTTGATCATCTCGAAATTGTAGCCGAAAGCAGCATCCTTCAACTCGTTGTCGATGGAATAGGACAAGGATATGGCAGTATTCAATTTTACACGCGAAGAAGACTCAGTGATTCCGGCTTCAGCAAGTCCTGTCTGCGCCTTGATCAGACGCTCGCGCAGGTCTTTATCCACAGTCTGGGACTTGTACCATTCAGCCTCAGCATCATTAAGAGCAGCAGCTGAACGCTCACGCTCCTGCTGGGCATCCTTCAACTGAAGATCAGCATACGCCGAGGGACTGCCGGCCAAAGCAGCAAGACCGCCGCCGGAGCCGGAGGCAACCGGACCATGACCGGACGGAGCACCACCGCTGGACGTAGGTATAGTGGCAGAGACACCAACGCCGGACTGGCCGAGAACAGCAGCAGGATTCAAGCCGGCAGCCAAGTTGCGAGCAAGAACGGCAGAAGGATCATTATACGTATTCTGGTAGTCAAACATCTGCTTGTCATGAGCCAGCTGAAACTCCGCAGACTTGGACATCTGCTCAAGGGCATACTGCTGCTGCAAAGCCATTTCCTTTTGCTTGTACTTCCAATTGCGGCGGGCAGAAATACCGCCGAACAAAGCATCAGCAATACCGGCGCCGGAAGAAGCACCGGCAGAACTGGCTGCATTCAAGCCGAGAGACTGACCCATCTGAGCAAGAAAAGAAGCAGGAGGCATACTACGGAAGCTTTAAATTGGAACGAACCTCAACATCAACAGTATCGCAATGAAAACCGGAAGAACGATAAACGAACTTTCTGGTGCATGATGCAGCGAAATAAACAGACAAAGCCGTAAGAATGGAGATCAACAACGTCCAAAAACTCTTCTTACGATAAAACGGTACTTTTTCCATAACAAAAACAACAATAAGAAACCATAAGAAAATACGCTATCAAAACCGCAATTTGATATCCAAATTCGATGTTCAAAGCAAACATCAAACTCGGTCCGCGCACATAGCATAAATCGTCTAGTAAAGGAATATGTAATTTTCTTTTAAAAACAATAAGTTTATATGGGCAGCACGCCGACTCCGTCGACATAAAGTGCTGATTATTAAGGTGCTATACGCTACCTGCGGTGCGAGGCGGGAAAGTGGACAAGGAACCGAAGGGAGATGCCTCAGGCACTCCCTACGGAAACCCTAAACCTCATTAATCCTCTTTCTCAGGCTCGGCTTTCGAAGACGACCGCTGCCGCTCGAGAAATTCATCAATAACACCCTGTCCACTCTCCAAACCATCAAACTTGTCGATCCGGGAAAACGAGTTCGGATCGAAGTCCAACGGTGGGTCATAATCCTCGCCTTTCCGGAAATCAGAGTCCGACGCCTGGACATCCGGACGGCCGGGCAAAACATCTACAGAACCGGAACCATTCAAAACCGACATAATCCGCTCGCCGCGGGACCTGTATTCCGGAAGGTCTTCAATCATATACTCCAACATATCAACGACTAGATAAACGAGTTGCAAAAGACTTGTTTACAAGATTCTTGACAACTACCTTGTACGACATATTAACAAAGAAATTATCCTCCATATCGGAAGCAAAAGGGTTATTGACAGTAGCCAAATTGGTAAAAAGCAGAGAAGGACTGAGCTCATTCGGATTCGATGACAAACCGATGTGATAAAAATCCCGCTGCTGCACCCAGTAAGACTGCAGCGGAACAGAAGCCTTGGGAGTGAGGGTAGCCTGCAAGGAACCCAACACCTCATCATAAGAGGAGCGGAATTCATTATAGCAAGGCTCCTTGGCCACCGAAAGGCTCTGAGACGAAGATCCGGACTGCCAGCCGTAGCCGATACGCCAGAAAGGAACATCCTGATAGCCGATGTCATTGTAAATCGGGTTGAAATAATCGGGACCGCGGTACTCCAAATAATCGGGGCGTATGCCGGTCCAGAAATAAACAGGCCGAATAGTCAGCATATCAAAGATATAACCGGGCTCCTTAAAATAATAAGTCTGTTCACGGCCAAGCACAGTGTTAAACGCAATAGAACCACCCATCTGGCCAAGTGCAGCAGCTTCTCCGCCTGCAAAACCAGACTGTCCTGCTTGGTTCATAACGACCTGGCTGTTAACCATAACGGAAGAGCTAAAAAGAAGCTTCGGACGATCCACATGTTCGATCTTAGAGGCAAAGAACGTATAAAGCCAGTCGGAATAGCGGGAGCCGGAGGCGCCGATGAGATCCTTATACTCCTGCAGACGAGTCGCAACAGCAAGCTGGGGAATAGTCTTCACGCCTGTAAAATCAACATCAGAACCAGAGTCACCCGGCGGCATAAGACGACTAAAACGGTCGGGAGAACTCGGACACACGGCCATAGGATGCGCTGCCAAAAAAGGAACGTTCAACGTGCCAGTAAAATAAACCTTAGAGGGAACATTAGCATCGGCACCTTGACCATTGTTCCAATCAACCTCAGGTTCCTGAACATCATAAGGATAAGCCGGAAAATTAAAAAGAATCGCCTGCGGAAACATCTGAGGCATCTTGTTGAAGTCCGGGCTAGCTGCAACTGTATCCTCATTGAACAAGTCAGAGCGAAGGATCTCCACAAACAAATCAGAACGATTCCACGTCAACTGATCGTGATCAGCGTCAATCTTCCTATCCCTCGGATAAAACATCGTCTCGAAGTAATGATCCAAGAACTCCAAACTGCCATAACGCTGCCAGAAATAAGAAGCATGCGAACGATACTCAACCTTAGACACAGAAGAGGAGGTGCCAGTATAGAAAACAGGCCGGTAAGTTCCGGGGTGAGCAAAAGAAAAAACACCCCAGGAGGAGTACGAGTAATAATTACGGACAATATCCCAGTAGCCTAAGTAAGTATCTGCATTCACGGAAATGAACTTCGCAACTGTATTGGTTAAAGCACCAGTAGTAGGCACAGTATGAGTAGGATAATTGACTATCGGACTATTAGCAATACGAAGCCACGACATCAAACTGTTCGGAAGTGCAGCACGATGATTAAACGGCATAACCTGACTGAAGAAAACAGCAGTACCAGACCGCGGATACATAAAAGAAGTATACCCTGCTGAACCACGGTTGTCCACACAGCCGGGAATGAAATTAAACGACAAGTCATTCATGTCAAACTTGGACGAATTGACACGCATCTCCGGATGATACAGCTGCAAGGGAACCCAGAACCGATGCAGCCGAAGCACGTAAGGGTTGAACGATGGAACACCCAAGGGGTTTGAACGAACGTCAACACCTTGATGCAAAGTAACTCGATCGCGAGCATTAACAAACTGAATACGCACCGGGTAAATGATACCGGGCGTAACAGAAAACGCCTTATTCTCGGGCATATCATACCGAGAATAACCGTTGACGGAATGAGAAATAAAAGGCTGCTTACCCATAAACAATTTTATTAAAAAAAGGATTAGAAGAACTAACGCCGAAACAATCCACCCAGAAGTCAATAACATCGGAAGTCACCGCAATAAAACGCGGCCGGCTCTTGACCTTGCTCAAAAACTCCCGAAGCTTCACAAGGCGCAAAAAACCTCCTTTAACGATACGGGAAAAGTCGGAGGGGCAAAGGACCCTCTCAGCAACTTCACGAAGAAAGCCAAGAGCCAGAGAACCACCGAAAGCACGAGCATAGGTCCAAGCAGTAGAAATCTTACGAAAGACCAACGCATCCTGAGAAAGATACTTATCGTAGTAACGAGGGATACGGTAACGATAAACATCACCGGTCTCGCAATCAGTGTAAAACCAAAGACCAGAACCAACACCGGGAGCTTTAAAATCACCCAAATAATCGCCAACACCTGCCGAAATAAACTTACGGCGGTATCTGCTATTCTGAAGAAAGTCATAAAGATTAGTTATTAATTTGCCTGCAGTAATAGTAAGAGACTTCGCAAAGGAAGCCGAACGCTCATCCATATAGATAGACTTGCCAACATACTTGACAACATACCGAAGACGCTTATCCGTGACATGTGAAATCCAAATAAAGCCTAGATCACTGACAGCTTTACGAATAGAATTGTAGGAGTACGGAACATCCCAAAGAACGCCATGAAAGTGAAGACGG